AGTGAAATACCTCCCTTTTGTGGATTTGTCTGTTTGTCGACTTTTTGTGTTAGTGGTGAGTGTTGTGCAGCCTGAGCTTCCTGATAGTCGTGATTGGTGTGGGGAGACGCTTCGTTGGTGGCGTGTGTGGGGTGAGGATAGCCGCGCATCGTACGTGTCTGATGAGGAGTGGCTGTTTCTCATGGATGCTGCGGTGATTCATGATTGTGTGTGGCGTGAGGGCCGGGCTGACCTTGTGGCTTCGCTTCGTGCTCATGTGAAGGCTTTTATGGGTATGTTGGATCGGTATTCGGTTGATGTGGCGTCTGGTGGCCGTGGTGGGGGTTCTGCGGTGGCGATGATTGACAGGTATAGGAAGCGTAGGGGTGCTTGATGTCTCAGGTTGTGGGTTCTCAGGTTCCTCGTCACCGTGTGGCTGCGGCGTATTCGGTGTCTGCTGGCGGTGATGCTGGGGAGTTGGGTCGTGCGTATGGGTTGACGCCTGATCCGTGGCAGCAGCAGGTGTTGGATGATTGGCTTGCCGTGGGGGCTGGTGGCCGTTTGGCTTCTGGTGTGTGTGGGGTGTTTGTGCCTCGCCAGAATGGCAAGAATGCTATTTTGGAGATTGTGGAGTTGTTTAAGGCGACTATTCAGGGTCGTCGTATTTTGCATACGGCTCACGAGTTAAAGTCGGCTCGTAAGGCGTTTATGCGGTTGCGTTCGTTTTTTGAGAATGAGCGGCAGTTTCCTGACTTGTATCGTATGGTGAAGTCGATTCGGGCGACGAATGGTCAGGAGGCTATTGTGTTGCATCATCCGGATTGTGCCACGTTTGAGCGTAAGTGTGGTTGTCCGGGTTGGGGTTCGGTTGAGTTTGTGGCCCGTTCTCGGGGTTCTGCTCGCGGGTTTACGGTTGATGATTTGGTGTGTGATGAGGCTCAGGAGTTGTCGGATGAGCAGTTGGAGGCTTTGCTTCCTACGGTGTCTGCGGCTCCTTCGGGTGATCCGCAGCAGATTTTCCTTGGCACGCCGCCTGGGCCGTTGGCGGATGGTTCGGTTGTGTTGCGTTTGCGTGGGCAGGCTTTGTCGGGTGGTAAGAGGTTTGCGTGGACGGAGTTTTCGATTCCTGACGAGTCTGATCCGGAGGATGTGTCGCGGCAGTGGCGGAAGTTGGCGGGGGATACGAATCCAGCCTTGGGTCGCCGCCTGAATTTCGGGACGGTGAGCGATGAGCATGAGTCGATGTCTGCTGCCGGGTTTGCTCGGGAGCGGCTTGGCTGGTGGGATCGTGGCCAGTCGGCTACGTCTGTTGTTCCGGCGGATAAGTGGGCTCAGTCTGCTGTGGATGAGGCGAGTCTGGTTGGCGGTAAAGTGTTTGGTGTCTCGTTTTCTCGTTCTGGGGATCGTGTCGCGTTGGCGGGTGCCGGCCGGACTGATGCTGGGGTTCATGTTGAGGTTATTGATGGGTTGTCGGGAACGATTGTTGATGGTGTGGGTCGGTTGGCTGACTGGTTGGCGGTTCGTTGGGGTGATACTGACCGGATTATGGTTGCCGGGTCTGGTGCGGTGTTGTTGCAGAAGGCGTTGACGGATCGTGGTGTTCCGGGCCGTGGCGTGGTGGTTGCTGATACTGGCGTTTATGTGGAGGCGTGTCAGGCGTTTTTGGAGGGTGTTCGTTCGGGTGTTGTGTCTCATCCTCGTGCTGATTCTCGCCGTGACATGTTGGATATTGCTGTGAGGTCGGCGGTTCAGAAGAAGAAGGGCTCTGCGTGGGGTTGGGGTTCCTCGTTTAAGGATGGTTCTGAGGTTCCTTTGGAGGCTGTGTCGCTGGCGTATCTTGGTGCGAAAACAGTTAAAGTGAAGCGGCGTGAACGGTCTGGTAGGAAGCGGGTGTCTGTGGTATGAACGTGGACGAGTTGGCTCTGATTGAGGGCATGTACGATCGTATCCAAAGGTTGTCTTCGTGGCATTGTCGTATTGAGGGTTACTATGAGGGCTCTAATCGGGTGCGTGATTTGGGGGTGGCTATTCCTCCGGAGTTGCAGCGTGTGCAAACGGTGGTGTCGTGGCCTGGTATAGCTGTGGATGCTTTGGAGGAGCGTCTGGATTGGCTTGGCTGGACTAATGGTGACGGCTACGGCCTGGATGGTGTGTATGCTGCGAATCGGCTTGCTACGGCGTCATGCGACGTTCACCTTGATGCACTAATTTTTGGTTTGTCGTTTGTGGCTGTTATTCCCCAGGATGATGGGTCGGTGTTGGTTCGTCCGCAGTCACCAAAGAATTGTACGGGCAAGTTTTCGGCTGACGGGTCTCGTCTGGATGCTGGCCTTGTGGTGCAGCAGACGTGTGATCCTGAGGTTGTTGAGGCGGAATTGTTGCTGCCTGATGTGATTGTTCAGGTGGAGCGGCGTGGGTCTCGTGAGTGGGTTGAGACGGGCCGTATCGTGAATAGTCTTGGGGCGGTTCCGTTGGTGCCTGTTGTGAATCGTCGCCGTACTTCTAGGATTGATGGCCGTTCGGAGATTACGAGGTCTATTAGGGCTTACACGGATGAGGCTGTTCGCACACTGTTGGGGCAGTCTGTGAATCGTGACTTCTACGCCTACCCGCAAAGGTGGGTTACGGGTGTGTCGGCTGACGAGTTTTCGCAGCCTGGCTGGGTCCTGTCGATGGCTTCTGTGTGGGCTGTTGATAAGGATGATGATGGTGATACCCCGAATGTGGGGTCGTTTCCTGTCAATAGTCCTACACCGTATTCGGATCAGATGAGACTGTTGGCGCAGTTGACGGCTGGGGAGGCGGCTGTTCCGGAACGCTATTTCGGGTTTATCACGTCTAACCCACCTAGTGGGGAGGCTTTGGCTGCCGAGGAATCTCGGCTTGTGAAGCGTGCTGAACGCAGGCAGACGTCGTTTGGTCAGGGCTGGCTGTCGGTTGGTTTCTTGGCTGCCAAGGCGCTTGATTCGAGTGTTGATGAGGCCGCGTTTTTCGGTGATGTTGGTTTGCGTTGGCGTGATGCTTCAACCCCGACTCGGGCGGCTACAGCGGATGCTGTGACGAAGCTTGTTGGTGCCGGTATTTTGCCTGCTGATTCTCGTACGGTGTTGGAGATGTTGGGGCTTGATGATGTGCAGGTTGAGGCTGTGATGCGTCATCGTGCGGAGTCGTCTGACCCGTTGGCGGCACTGGCTGGGGCTATTTCCCGGCAGACGAACGAGGTTTGATAGGCGATGGCTTCGGGTGTTGCGTCGCGGATGGCTGTTACCGGGTATCAGCGTGAGGCGGTCAGGTTTGCTGGGAAGTATGCGGGCTATTATGCCGAGTTGGGTCGTTTGTGGCGTGCCGGGAAGATGAGTGACACACAGTATGTGCGTTTGTGTGTGGAGTTGGAGCGTGCCGGCCATGACGGTTCCGCGGCTATGGCAGCCAAATTCGTGCAAGATTTTCGCCGGTTGAACGGTGTCGATCCTGGTTTGATCGTGTATGACGAGTTTGATGCTGCGGCGGCTTTGGCTAGGTCGTTTTCGACTATGAAGATTCTTGAGAGTGACCCGGATAGGGCGAATGACACGATTGATGCGATGGCTGCGGGTTTTGATCGGGCTGTCATGAATGCTGGCCGTGACACGGTTGAGTGGTCGGCGGGTGCGCAGGGTAGGTCGTGGCGTCGGGTTACTGATGGTGATCCGTGTGCTTTTTGTGCCATGTTGGCTACGAGGTCGGATTATACGACCAAAGAAAGGGCACTTACTACTGGTCATACTCGGCGTCATAAGCGTGGTGGTAAGCGTCCGTTTGGTTCGAAGTATCATGATCATTGTGGTTGTACTGTGGTTGAGGTTGTTGGCCCTTGGGAACCAAATAGGGCTGATGCCGAGTATCAGAGGACGTATGAGAAGGCCCGTGAGTGGGTTGATGATCACGGGTTGCAGCAGTCGCCTGGCAATATTTTGAAGGCTATGCGTACTGTTGGCGGCATGAGATAATTTGATGTGGTTTCCGGTTGTGCGCCGCCGGTTATCGGTGCACAGGGTTGTCTCCCGCACGGGGGTCAACAATGTTGTGTTGTTTTCCGCAAGGAGTGTAGGGTTAGGCTATGGCCGATCAAAAAGTTGAAGAACAGAATGTTGACAATGATGTTATGGAGTCCGGAAAGGATAACGGCATTGTTGATACAGTAAAAGACGATGGCGGGCAGGAGGTAGCCGACAATCAGTTGAAGAATGAAGGCGAGGGTAAATCGCCGGGGACTGATTGGAAGGCGGAGGCCCGTAAGTGGGAGTCTCGTGCTAAAAGTAATTTCGCCGAGTTAGAGAAGCTTCGCGCCTCGGATGGTGATGCGGGGTCTGTGATTGATGAGCTTCGCCGCAAGAATGAGGAACTCGAAGACAGGATCAACGGGTTTGTTCTTGAGGGTGTGAAGCGCGAGGTTGCTTCAGAGTATGGTTTGTCCAGTGATGCGATCGCTTTCTTGTCGGGTGGCGATAAGGAGTCGCTTGCCGAGTCTGCGAAAGCTTTGAAGGGTTTGATCGACCATAGTAGTGGTGGCGCGGGTGTGCGCCGTCTTGCGGGGAGTGCCCCCGTTGATGATGTTAAACGACGTGAGGGTGTCGCGTTTGTGGATGCTCTTGTCAATAATTCTAGGAGATGATTTCTGATGGCTGACGATTTTCTTTCTGCAGGGAAGCTTGAGCTTCCTGGTTCTATGATTGGTGCGGTTCGTGACCGTGCTATCGATTCTGGTGTTTTGGCGAAGCTTTCGCCGGAGCAGCCGACTATTTTCGGTCCTGTTAAGGGTGCCGTGTTTAGTGGTGTTCCTCGCGCTAAGATTGTTGGTGAGGGCGAGGTTAAGCCTTCCGCGTCTGTTGATGTTTCGGCGTTTACTGCGCAGCCTATCAAGGTTGTGACTCAGCAGCGTGTCTCGGACGAGTTTATGTGGGCTGACGCCGATTACCGTCTGGGTGTGCTTCAGGATCTGATTTCGCCTGCTCTGGGTGCCTCGATTGGTCGCGCCGTGGATCTGATTGCTTTCCACGGTATTGATCCGGCTACGGGTAAGCCTGCTGCGGCTGTCAAGGTGTCGCTGGATAAGACGAAGCATATTGTTGATGCAACCGATAGCGCTACGGCTGATCTTGTTAAGGCGGTTGGGCTGATTGCTGGTGCTGGTTTGCAGGTTCCTAACGGGGTTGCTTTGGATCCGGCGTTCTCGTTTGCTTTGTCTACTGAGGTGTATCCGAAGGGGTCTCCGCTTGCTGGTCAGCCGATGTATCCTGCCGCTGGGTTTGCTGGTTTGGATAATTGGCGTGGCTTGAATGTTGGTGCTTCTTCGACTGTTTCTGGCGCCCCGGAGATGTCGCCTGCCTCTGGTGTTAAGGCTATTGTTGGGGATTTCTCGCGTGTTCATTGGGGTTTCCAGCGTAACTTCCCGATCGAGCTTATCGAGTATGGTGACCCGGATCAGACTGGGCGTGACTTGAAGGGCCATAATGAGGTTATGGTTCGTGCCGAGGCTGTGTTGTATGTGGCTATCGAGTCGCTTGATTCGTTTGCTGTTGTGAAGGAGAAGGCTGCCCCGAAGCCGAATCCGCCGGCCGAGAACTGATTCATTTGTTGCGGTGATGTGTCAATGTGCAGGGGGTGGTGTTGATGGGTATCATTTTGAAGCCTGAGGATATTGAGCCTTTCGCCGATATTCCTAGAGAGAAGCTTGAGGCGATGATTGCCGATGTGGAGGCTGTGGCTGTCAGTGTCGCCCCCTGTATCGCTAAACCGGATTTCAAATATAAGGATGCCGCTAAGGCTATTCTGCGCAGGGCTTTGTTGCGCTGGAATGATACTGGCGTGTCGGGTCAGGTGCAGTATGAGTCTGCGGGTCCTTTCGCCCAGACTACACGGTCTAATACTCCCACGAATTTGTTGTGGCCTTCTGAGATTGCCGCGTTGAAGAAGCTGTGTGAGGGTGATGGTGGGGCTGGTAAAGCGTTCACTATTACACCGACCATGAGGAGTAGCGTGAATCATTCGGAGGTGTGTTCCACGGTGTGGGGTGAGGGTTGCTCGTGCGGGTCGAATATTAACGGCTACGCTGGCCCTTTGTGGGAGATATGATATGACCAGTTTTCCTTACGGTGAAACGGTTGTGATGCTTCAACCGACTGTTCGTGTCGATGATCTTGGCGACAAGGTGGAAGACTGGTCTAAGCCTGTCGAGACTGTGTTCCATAACGTGGCCATCTATGCTTCCGTTTCGCAGGAGGATGAGGCCGCGGGGCGTGACTCTGACTATGATCATTGGTCGATGCTTTTCAAGCAGTCTGTTGTGGGTGCTGATTATCGTTGCAGGTGGCGTATTCGGGGTGTTGTGTGGGAGGCTGACGGGTCTCCTATGGTGTGGCATCACCCCATGTCCGGTTGGGATGCTGGTACGCAGATCAATGTGAAGCGCAAGAAGGGCTGATAGATTGTGGCTCAGGATGTGAATGTGAAGCTGAACTTGCCGGGTATTCGTGAGGTGTTGAAGTCTTCTGGGGTGCAGGCTATGTTGGCTGAGCGTGGCGAGCGGGTTAGGCGTGCAGCCTCGGCGAATGTTGGCGGTAACGCTTTCGATAAGGCCCAATACCGTAATGGTTTGTCGTCGGAGGTGCAGGTTCACCGTGTTGAGGCTGTTGCCAGGATTGGCACCACATATAAGGGTGGGAAGCGTATTGAGGCGAAGCATGGCACGCTGGCCCGGTCGATTGGGGCTGCGTCGTGATCGTCTACGATGATCCCAGGAAGTGGGCTAAACGCGTGCTCAAAGATGATGGTTGGCTGTCCGATATACCGTGTACTGGGACGGTGCCTGACGATTTCGGCGGTGATCTGATTTGGTTGGCGTTGGATGGTGGCCCGCAGCTGCATGTGCGTGAGCGTGTTTTTTTGCGCGTGAATGTGTTTTCGGATACGCCTGATCGTGCTATGTCGTTGGCGCGTCGTGTTGAGGCTGTGCTGGTTGACGGGGTTGATGGTGATCCGGTGGTGTTTTGTAGGCGTTCTACGGGTCCTGATTTGCTGGTTGATGGTGCACGTTTTGATGTGTATTCGCTTTTTGAGCTGATATGTAGGCCTGCCGAATCTGAGTAAACGTATTTGTTTTTGTTTTAATGTAATTGTTTGATATTTAATGGGGGTTATGATGGCTGCAACACGTAAAGCGTCTAATGTTCGCTCTGCTGTTACTGGTGACGTCTATATTGGTGACGCGCACGCGGGTGATACTATTGATGGTGTGAAGACGGTTCCTTCCGGGCTTACAGCTTTAGGGTATCTGTCGGATGACGGGTTTAAGATTAAGCCTGAGCGTAAAACGGATGATTTGAAGGCTTGGCAGAATGCGGATGTTGTTCGCACGGTTGCTACCGAGTCTTCTATCGAGATTTCTTTCCAGCTGATCGAGTCTAAGAAGGAGGTTATCGAACTGTTTTGGCAGTCGAAGGTTACTGCCGGAGCCGATTCGGGTTCGTTCGATATTTCTCCTGGTGCCACCACTGGCGTGCACGCTTTACTGATGGATATTGTTGATGGTGATCAGGTTATTCGCTACTATTTCCCTGAGGTCGAGTTGATCGATCGTGACGAGATTAAGGGCAAGAATGGTGAAGTGTATGGGTATGGTGTGACGTTGAAGGCGTATCCTGCCCAGATTAACCATAAGGGTGATGCGGTGTCTGGTCGGGGGTGGATGACGGCTTTAAAAGCTGATACTCCTCCGGTTCCGCCTTCTCCGAAGCCTCAGCCGGATCCGAATCCGCCGTCTAATAACTGATACACATAGTTTGAGGGATTGTTGATAGATGAGTGACACAGGTTACACGTTGAAGATTGGTGACCGTAGCTGGGTGTTGGCGGATGCGGAGGAAACAGCGCAGGCTGTTCCTGCCCGCGTTTTTCGCCGTGCCGCCAGGATTGCCCAGTCGGGGGAGTCTGCGGATTTCGCCCAGGTTGAGGTGATGTTTTCTATGTTGGAGGCTGCCGCCCCGGCTGACGCGGTGGAGGCCCTTGAGGGGCTTCCTATGGTTCGTGTGGCCGAGATTTTCCGCCAGTGGATGGAATACAAGCCTGACGGTAAGGGTGCCTCCCTGGGGGAATAGTTTGGCTCCACGGCCTGATTGATGATTATCGTGGGGCCATCGAATATGATTGGAGGACCCGGTTCGGTTGCTCGGTTTATGATGTTGGTGGCCCGATAATGTGTTGGGGTGAGGCTGTTCGGCTGGCTGGCGTGTTGTGTACCGATACGTCTAGCCAGTTGGCGGCCCACCTGAATGGTTGGCAGCGCCCATTTGAGTGGTGCGAGTGGGCGGTGCTGGACATGCTGGATCATTACAGGTCTGCTAATAGTGAGGGGCAGCCGGAGCCTGTGGCGAGGCCTACGGATGAGCGTAGGACCCGGTTTACGTCTGGGCAGGTGGACGATATTTTGGCGCGTGTTCGTGCCGGTGGCGGGGTGTCTCGCGAGATTAATATTATGGGGTGAATAGTGTATGTCTGGTGAGATTGCTTCCGCATATGTGTCGTTGTATACGAAGATGCCTGGTTTGAAGGCTGATGTTGGTAAACAGCTTTCTGGGGTTATGCCTGCTGAGGGTCAGCGTTCGGGTAGCTTGTTTGCTAAGGGTATGAAGTTGGCGCTTGGTGGCGCGGCGATGATGGGCGCTATTAGTGTTGCTAAGAAGGGCCTCAAGTCGATTTATGATGTGACTATTGGTGGCGGTATTGCTAGGGCGATGGCTATTGATGAGGCTCAGGCTAAACTGACTGGTTTGGGTCATACGTCTTCTGACACGTCTTCGATTATGAATTCGGCTATTGAGGCTGTGACTGGTACGTCGTATGCGTTGGGTGATGCGGCTTCTACTGCGGCGGCGTTGTCTGCTTCGGGTGTGAAGTCTGGCGGGCAGATGACGGATGTGTTGAAGACTGTCGCCGATGTGTCTTATATTTCGGGTAAGTCGTTTCAGGATACGGGCGCTATTTTTACGTCTGTGATGGCCCGCGGTAAGTTACAGGGCGATGACATGTTGCAGCTTACGATGGCGGGTGTTCCTGTCCTGTCTTTGCTTGCCAGGCAGACTGGTAAAACCTCGGCTGAGGTGTCGCAGATGGTGTCGAAGGGGCAGATTGATTTTGCCACGTTTGCGGCTGCGATGAAGCTTGGCATGGGTGGTGCTGCACAGGCGTCTGGTAAGACGTTTGAGGGCGCTATGAAGAATGTTAAGGGCGCCCTGGGTTATCTTGGTGCTACGGCTATGGCGCCGTTTCTTAACGGGTTGCGGCAGATTTTTGTTGCGTTGAATCCGGTTATCAAATCTATCACGGATTCTGTGAAGCCGATGTTTGCTGCCGTCGATGCTGGTATTCAGCGTATGATGCCGTCTATTTTGGCGTGGATTAACCGTATGCCGGGCATGATTACGAGAATGAATGCACAGATGCGCGCCAAGGTGGAGCAGTTGAAGGGCATTTTTGCGAGAATGCATTTGCCTGTCCCTAAAGTGAATTTGGGTGCCATGTTTGCGGGTGGAACCGCAGTGTTTGGTATTGTTGCTGCCGGTGTGGGGAAGCTTGTTGCAGGGTTTGCCCCGTTGGCGGTTTCGGTGAAGAATCTACTGCCGTCGTTTGGTGCTTTGAAGGGTGCCGCTGGCGGGCTTGGCGGCGTGTTTCGTGCCCTGGGTGGCCCTGTTGGTATTGTGATCGGGCTGTTTGCGGCAATGTTTGCTACGAACGCCCAGTTCCGTGCCGCGGTGATGCAGCTTGTCGGGGTTGTTGGTCAAGCCCTGGGGCAGATCATGGCCGCTATTCAGCCCCTGTTTGGTTTGGTTGCCGGGGTTGTGGCCCAGTTGGCGCCAGTATTCGGCCAGATTATCGGTATGGTTGCCGGTTTGGCTGCCCAGCTGGTGCCTTTGATTAGTATGCTTGTCGCCCGGCTGGTTCCCGTGATCACGCAGATTATTGGTGCGGTGACACAGGTTGCTGCAATGTTGTTGCCGGCGTTGATGCCGGTTATTCAGGCTGTGGTTGCTGTGATACGGCAGGTTGTTGGTGTTGTGTCGCAGCTGGTGCCGGTTTTGATGCCTGTGATTCAGCAGATTTTGGGTGCGGTCATGTCTGTTCTGCCGCCTATCATCGGCCTGGTCCGGTCGTTGATACCAGTCATCATGTCGATTATGCGTGTGGTGGTGCAGGTTGTTTCGGTTGTGTTGCAGGTGGTGGCCCGCATTATTCCGGTTGTGATGCCAATTGTGACAGCTGTGATCGGGTTTGTTGCACGTATTCTTGGCGCTGTCGTGTCGGCTGTCGCCCGGATTATTGGGGCTGTCGCCCGTGTTATTGGATGGGTTGTGGCCCATTTCGTGTCGGGTTTGGCGCGTATGGGTTCGGTTATTCAGGCTGGCTGGAATCATATTAGAGCGTTTACGTCAGCGTTTATTAGCGGTTTCAAGTCGGTGATTTCTGGCGGTGTGAACGCTGTGATCGGGTTTTTTGCCCGGCTGGGTTCTTCTGTTGCTTCTCATGTGAGGTCTGGTTTTAACGCGGCTCGTGGCGCTGTTTCTTCTGCGATGAATGCTATCCGGAGTGTTGTGTCTTCGGTGGCGTCTGCTGTTGGCGGGTTTTTCGGGTCGATGGCGTCTAGGGTTCGTAGTGGTGCTGTGCGCGGGTTTAATGGTGCCCGGAGTGCGGCTTCTTCTGCTATGCATGCTATGGGGTCCGCTGTGTCTAGTGGTGTGCATGGTGTGCTGGGTTTTTTTCGGAATTTGCCTGGCAATATTCGGCGTGCTCTCGGTAATATGGGGTCCTTGTTGGTGTCTGCTGGCCGTGATGTGGTGTCTGGTTTGGGTAATGGTATCCGGAATGCTATGAGTGGCCTGTTGGATACGGTGCGTAATATGGGTTCTCAGGTTGCTAGTGCGGCGAAGTCGGTGTTGGGTATTCATTCCCCGTCTCGGGTGTTTCGTGACCAGGTTGGCCGGCAGGTTGTTGCCGGTTTGGCTGAGGGGATCACCGGGAATGCTGGTTTGGCGTTGGATGCGATGTCTGGCCTGGCTGGTCGGCTGCCGGATGCTGTTGATGCCCGGTTTGGTGTGCGGTCGTCTGTGGGCTCGTTTACCCCGTACGACCGGTATCAGCGTGCTCAGGGTGAGAGTGTTGTGGTGAATGTGAATGGACCCACGTATGGGGATCCTAACGAGTTTGCGAAGCGGATTGAGCGGCAGCAGCGTGACGCGTTGAACGCGTTGGCTTACATGTGATCGCAGGGGGTGTTGTGCATGTTTATTCCTGACCCGTCTGATCGTGCCGGTTTGACTGTGGATTGGACTATGTTTCCGTTGGTTGGTAATGCTCCGGAGCGTGTGCTTCATTTGACGGATTATACGGGGTCGTCTCCGGTCATGTTGTTGAATGATTCGTTGCGCGGTTTGGGTGTTCCTGAGGTGGAGCATTTTTCTCAAACTCATGTTGGGGTGCACGGCTCGGAGTGGCGCGGGTTTAATGTGAAGCCTCGCGAGGTGACATTACCGGTGTTGGTGTCGGGTGTTGACCCGGATCCGGTGGGCGGGTTTCGTGACGGTTTTTTGAAAGCCTATGACGCGTTGTGGTCTGCTTTTCCTCCCGGCGAGGAGGGGGAGTTGTCGGTGAAGACTCCTGCCGGTGTTGAGCGTGTGTTGAAGTGCCGGTTTGATTCGGCTGATGACACGTTTACGGTTGATCCGGTGAATCGCGGCTATGCGCGCTATGTGCTTCATTTGACAGCCTATGACCCGTTTTGGTATGGGGATGAGCAAAGGTTTCGTTTTAGTAACGCGAAGTTGCAGGATTGGTTGGGTGGCGGCCCTGTCGGCAAGGATGGCACGGCGTTTCCTGTGGTGTTGACGCCTGGTGTTGGTTCTGGCTGGGATAATCTGTCTAATAAGGGTGATGTGCCTGCGTGGCCTGTGATTCGTGTTGAGGGGCCTTTGGAGTCGTGGTCTGTGCAGATTGATGGTTTGCGTGTGTCGTCTGATTACCCGGTGGAGGAGTTTGATTGGATCACTATTGATACGGATCCTCGTAAACAGTCTGCGTTGTTGAATGGGTTTGAGGATGTGATGGATCGTTTGACAGAGTGGGAGTTTGCGCCTATCCCGCCTGGCGGTTCTCGGAGTGTGAATATTGAGATGGTTGGTTTGGGTGCCGTTGTTGTGTCGGTGCAGTACAGGTTTTTGAGGGCTTGGTGAATAGTTGATGGCTGGTCTTGTTCCGCAGATAACATTGTTTACGCCGGATTATCGCCGTGTGGCGCCTATCAATTTTTTTGAATCATTGAAGTTATCGTTGAAGTGGAATGGTTTGTCGACGCTGGAGTTGGTGGTGTCTGGTGATCATTCCAGGCTTGACGGGTTGACGAAGCCGGGTGCACGGCTGGTTGTTGATTATGGTGGTGGCCAGATTTTTTCTGGGCCTGTGCGTCGGGTGCATGGTGTTGGTCCTTGGCGTTCTTCGCGGGTGACTATCACGTGTGAGGATGATATCCGCCTGTTGTGGCGTATGCTGATGTGGCCTGCGCCTTATCGTTCCAGCATCATTGGGATGGAGTGGCATGCCGACAGGGATTATGCCCACTATTCGGGTGCGGCGGAGTCGGTCGCTAAGAAGGCGTTGCGGGATAATGCTTGGCGTTTTCCGCCTGATATATTTATGGTGGATGATGAGGGTCGTGGCCGCTATATTAAGGATTTTCAGGCGCGGTTTCACGTGTTTGCCGATAAGTTGTTGCCGGTGTTGTCGTGGGCTCGGATGACTGTCACGGTGAACCAGTTTGAGAATAAGGTGAAGGATCAGCGTGGTTTACTGTTTGATTGTGTGCCTGCTGTGACCCGGAAGCATGTGTTGACTGCCGAGTCTGGGTCTATTGTGTCGTGGGAGTATGTGCGTGACGCCCCGAAGGCTACGTCGGTGGTGGTTGGTGGCCGCGGCGAGGGCAAAGATCGGCTGTTTTGTGAGGATTTTGACGCGTTGGCCGAGGATGAGTGGTTTGATCGTGTAGAGGTGTTTAAGGATGCCCGTAACACGGATTCTGAACATGTGCATCTCATCGATGAGGCTGAGCAGGTGCTGTCCGAGTTGGGGGCCACGTCGGGGTTTAAGATCGAGTTGGCTGAGTCGGATGTGTTGCGGTTTGGGCCAGGCAATCTGATGCCGGGTGATTTGATCTATGTGGATGTGGGTTCTGGCCCTATTGCGGAGATTGTTCGGCAGATTGATGTGGAGTGTGTATCGCCTGGGGATGGGTGGACGAAGGTGACACCGATCGCTGGGGATTATGAGGATAATCCGTCGGCCTTGTTGGCTCGCCGTGTGGCTGGTTTGGCTGCGGGTGTGCGGGATTTGCAAAAGTTTTAGTAAGTGATTGGGGTTTGTTGTGGGTATTGTGTGTAAAGGGTTTGATGGTGTGTTGACCGAGTATGATTGGGCTCAAATGTCTGGTCTGATGGGTAATATGCCGTCTGTGAAGGGGCCGGACGATTTTCGTGTCGGCACTACTGTTCAGGGTGCCACAGTGTTGTGTGAGGTCCTGCCGGGGCAGGCTTGGGCTCACGGGGTGATGTGCACGTCGAATAGTGTTGAGACGGTGACGGGCCAGCTTCCGGGCCCGGGGAAGCCGAGATTCGACTATGTTGTTCTGTCGCGGGATTGGCAGGAGAATACAGCCAAGTTGGAGATTGTTCCTGGGGGCTCTTCTGAGCGTGCCCGTGACGTGTTGCGTGCCGAGCCTGGCGTGTACCATCAGCAGTTGCTGGCTACTTTGGTGTTGTCGTCTGATGGGTTGCAGCAGCAGCTGGATAGGCGTGCTGTGGCGGCCCGTGTGGCGTTTGGCGAGTCTGCAGCCTGTGACCCTACCCCAATGGAGGGTGACCGTGTGATGGTGCCTTCGGGGGCTGTGTGGGCTAACCATGCCGGCGAGTGGATGTTGTTGTCTCCGCGTATCGAAACGGGTTCTAAGTCGATCATGTTTGGCGGGTCTGCTGTGTATGCTTACACGATCCCGTTTGATCGCCAGTTCACTAGTCCGCCTATCGTGGTGGCGTCTATGGCTACGGCGGCTGGGGGCACGCAGCAGATCGATGTGAAAGCCTACAATATTACTAATAAGGATTTTGGTTTAGCGTTTATTACGAATGATGGTTCTAAGCCTTCTAATGTGCCTGCGGTAGCTAACTGGATAGCTGTGGGCGTGTGACCGGGCTGTTGTTGTGGCGGATGGTGTGATGTTGGGGGGCTGTGGTGTCGTGGTTTACTCCTGCACTGGTGGCCTCTATTTGTACCGCGTTGGCCACGGTTTTGGGTTCTGTTCAGGCGGTCACGTCTAAATCTCGGAGGCGTTTACGCAGGCTGTCTGCGCAGGTGGATGCGATGGAAGAGTATACGTGGGGTGTGCGGCGCGAGGTGCGAAGGTTTAACGCCGGGCTTCCTGATGATGTGGAGCCTATGCATCTTCCTGATGTGCCCGAGTTTTTGAAAGATACTGTTGATGGTGGAGGTGAGTAGGGTTGAGGGAGTTGGAGGAGGAGAAGCGGCAGCGCCGCTCGTTTGAGAAGGCTTCCCTGATATTGTTGTTTTTGTCGCTTGTGTTGTTGGCGGTGGTTGCCGGGGGTGCTTTGCGGTATGGGTCTGTGGCTTCCCAAAGGGATTCGGAGCAGGCGAGGGCCCAGTCTAATGGTACAGCGGCTCGGGGTTTAGCTGCCCGTGTGAAGCAGGTGTGTACCCAGGGTGGCGTGGAGTCTGCGCGGCTTCATCGGTCTGGTTTGTGTGTGGATGCTCAGCGTGTTGAGCGGAGTGTGCAGGGTGTGCCGGGTCCTGCCGGTGTGCGCGGCCCGCAAGGGCCTGCAGGTGTTGACGGCCGGGATGGTGTTAATGGTTCGGCTGGGCTGGTTGGCCCTGTGGGTCCGCAGGGTTCTCCCGGTTTGAATGGTGTGAAAGGTCCTGACGGGTTGCCTGGCGCTAACGGCAAGGATGGTGTCGATGGTGTTCCAGGTCGTGCAGGTGCTGACAGTGTGAACGGCGTTGACGGCGCTGATGGTCGGGATGGTTCGGCTGGTGAGCGCGGCGAACAGGGCCCTTCAGGTCCTGCCGGCCCGCAAGGTGCACAGGGTGAACGGGGCGAGCGCGGCCCCGCCGGTGTGAATGGATCCGATGGCAAGGATGGTAAGGATGGCCGTTCTGTGGTGTCCGTGTACTGTTCCGGGGGCAGCCTGGTTGTGAAATATAGTGACGGTGCGGCTTCTACCATATCGGGCTCGGTAGCCTGCCAGGGTGTGAAACCGTCGCCTATAGTGACTATATCATCCCACAAATAAAAGAGGAAGGGTGTTACTGTGATTGTCATGTTTTGGGGTGGTGTGTGGTGAGGTTTATTCCTGCGGCGCATCATTCTGCCGGCTCGAATAGTCCGGTGAATAGGGTTGTGATTCATGCGACGTGCCCGGATGTGGGGTTTCCGTCTGCCTCACGTAAGGGGCGGGCGGTGTCTACGGCAAACTATTTTGCTTCCCCATCGTCGGGTGGTTCGGCGCATTATGTGTGCGATATTGGGGAGACGGTGCAGTGCCTGTCAGAAGGAACTATTGGGTGGCATGCCCCGCCGAATCCGCATAGTTTGGGTATAGAGATTTGCGCGGATGGGGGTTCGCACGCCTCGTTCCGTGTGCCTGGGCATGCTTACACTCGGGAGCAGTGGCTGGATCCTCGCGTGTGGCCTGCGGTTGAGCGTGCCGCCATCCTGTGTAGACGTTTGTGTGACAAATATAATGTTCCGAAGAGGAAACTGTCTGTGGCCGATTTGAAGGCCGGTAAACGGGGTGTGTGTGGCCATGTGGATGTGACGGATGCGTGGCATCAGTCGGATCATGACGATCCTGGGCCGTGGTTTCCGTGGGACAAGTTTATGGCCGTAGTCAACGGCAAAGATGAGAGTGGGGAGTTAACTGTGGCTGATGTGAAAGCCTTGCATGATCAGATTAAACAATTGTCTGCTCAGCTTAGTGGTTCGGTGAATAAGCTGCACCATGATGTTGGTGTGGTTCAGGTTCAGAATGGTGATTTGGGTAAACGTGTTGATGCCTTGTCGTGGGTGAAGAATCCGGTGACGGGGAAGCTGTGGCGCACTAAGGATGCTTTGTGGAGTGTCTGGTATTACGTGCTGGAGTGTCGTAGCCGTATTGACAGGCTCGAGTCTGCTGTCAACGATTTAAAGAAGTGATGTGTGATGGGTAAACAGTTTTGGTTGGGCCTGCTGGAGCGGGCGGCTAAGACTTTTGTGCAAACGTTTGTGGCTGTGCTTGGGGTGACGGCGGGTGTCACGTATACTGCGGAGTCGTTTCGCGGTTTGCCGTGGGAATCGGCGTTGATCACAGCAACGGTTGCTGCGGTGCTGTCGGTGGCTACTTCGTTTGGTAGCCCGTCGTTTGTGGCCGGCAAGCCTAAAACCACGGTTGTGGATGCGGGTTTGGTTCCACCGGATGATCCCGGAATAGTGGAGCCTCACATGGTGGATGTGTCGGATCCTGGCATGATTGAGCCTGTAGATGATGCAGATGTTGCCGGCTATGTGCCGAGACATGCTGCCGAGTCGGAGGTTGGCACGGTAGAGTCTACTGTTGCATAAGTGAATATATGTGTGTGCCCCAGCGGTGCTGCCACGATCGTGTGGTGGTTGCCGCTGGGGCACTATTTTTGTTTATGCGGTGTGGCTATGATTCGTTGCTGTCGATGGTGTCTTCGAGCATCTGATACAGGTGGAGGCAGGTAGAGATAGTATCGCTGGCCTGGTCTAGAACGTTCCGGCCGATAACATTTTTATGGTTGTCGCGGTGGCGGATGATAGCCCACATGATCTCGTCGGCTGCCGCCTGCAATAGTTTTGCCTGATATGCGATCCCGGCGAGCCAATCTATGGCTTCAGGGCTTGCCTGTGTGTCGTCTGGAATGCCATGGGTGTTGCTGTTGTTTGGGTGTCCTGCACTGTCGCAAAACCACAGGATTTCGCTGCACTCGTCTAGCGTGTCCTGGTCGATAGCAAGATCGTCGAGGCTGACTTCGTTAACGGTAAGGTTCACGTTGTCGAGGGAGATTGGTACACCGTACTGGTTTTCGACACTGTCAACAATGTTTTCCAGCTGTTGCATGTTGGTGGGCTGTTGTTGGACGATACGGTGTATCGCTGTGTTGAGGGTGGTGTAGGTGATATTGTGTGTGTTGTTCATGGTTTTATCCCATCCCTGCGCTGTCGTCTTGGTAGTATCGACTGTTTGCGTATCCTGTGAGGGTGATGAGTGTTTGGTCTGCCCACTGTTTCACGGTTTGTCTTGTCACCCCGAGTCGTTGGGCTGCCACCGAATAGGTTTGATCATACCCGTATACTTCCCTGAATGCTGCCAACCGTGCCAAATGTTTTCGCTGTTTGGATGGCTGGCAGGTGAGGGTGTAGTCGTCGATGGCTAGCTGCAAATCGATCATGGTGGCAATGTTGTTGCCGTGATGTTGTGGCGCGGTTGGTGGGGGTGGCATTCCTGGTTCAACGCTGGGTTTCCATGGGCCTCCGTTCCATATCCATTGCGCGGCTTGGATGATGTCGGCGGTGGTGTAGGTTCGGTTCATGGGTCATCCCCTGAATAGGTTGTCGAGGTTGTCTGGGTTGCTGGTGTTGGTGGTGTCGAATCGTCCGACGCAGTGGCAGTAGTCGTACATGAGTTTGATAATGTGTTGGTGGTCGCCGAGGTAGGTGTTTCCGCTGATACTGTAGGTGGCTGTGCCGTCTTTACTAATAGTGTATTTGGCGGTGATGGTTTCGGGTGTTTCTGTGTTGGTGATGATTGCTGTGGTGGTGGTGCCTACTGTTTGGAGCACGGTGGTTTGGGTTCCGTCGTCGATGGTGGTTTTAACCATGAGGGGTTCTCCTTTTAAATGCTGGTTTGGTTGTCGGCTAGATGAATGATATCGGATAAAGGTTTCGGCTGGTCGAGGTGTTGTATGGTTTTGTTGGCTAGCCGTTTGGCTACCCTGTAGCACATTTTGGTGTAGTGTTTGTTGTCTAGGTTGTGGTATTGTTCCCGCACCGCAATATATAGCAAAGAGTCTTGGTACAGGTCGTCTGCACTGATTGCGGGGTAGTGTGTGGCTGTTTTGGTGCATGCCCGGCTGAGTGTGCGAAGATGATGGTCTGTGGCCCATCCCCACGATGCGGTGGTGGCTAGGTCTGCTTTGGTTGGTCGTCTGCTCATAGCATCTCTTTCATCTGGCTATCTGGTAGTTGTTTGGTGTTTTGTTGTTGATAGTGTAGCACACGAGTCCGGGGTTTCCGGTGGTGCCTGTGCGGTGCCGGAACCATGTGGATTCGCCTTCCATGGATGGGCATTGGATGAAGGTGCGTTGTCCTTGCTCGGAGATTTCTAGGTGGTGTCGGTGCCCGGCCATGAGGATGTGGGATGTGGTGCCGTTGTGGAATTCTTGGCCGCGCCACCATTCGTATTGTTTGCCGGTGCGCCATTGGTGTCCGTGGGCGTGCAGGATTTGTGTGCCTGCCACATCGACGGTGGTGGTCATTTCGTCTCGGCTGGGGAAGTGGAAGTGAAGGTTGGGGTATTGGTTGTTGAGCTGGTAGGCTTCGGCGATGGCGCGGCAGCAGTCCACGTCGAAGGAGTCGTCGTAGGTGGTGATGCCTTTACCGAAGCGCACGGCTTCTCCGTGGTTGCCGGGGATGGATGTGATGGTCACATTTTTGCAGTGGTCGAACATGTGTACGAGTTGCATCATGGCCATGCGGGTGAGCCTGATTTGTTCCGTCAAGGGTGTTTGGGTGCGCCACGCATTAGAGCCTCCTTGTGACACGTATCCTTCGATCATGTCGCCGAGGAATGCGATGTGGATTCGTTGCGGTTTGCCTGCTTGTTGCCAGTAGTGTTTTGCGACTATGAGGGAGTGCAAATAGTCGTCGGCGAAGTGTGATGTTTCTCCGCCGGGGATGCCTTTGCCGATTTGGAAGTCTCCTGCCCCGATGACGAAGGCTGCAGTGCTGTAGTCGGTGTGGGTGTCTTGTTCGGGTTTTGGGGGTGTCCATTCGGCTAGTTTATCGACGAGTTCGTCTACAGGGTAGGGGTCGGTTGCGGGTTGGTGGTCGATGATTTTTTGTACGGATCGGCCTGTTTCTCCGTTCGGTAAGGTCCATTCGGAGATGCGTGTGCGCCGTACGGTACCGTTGGCTAGATTGTCGTCGATGGTGTCGATGGCGTTGTCGTGGTTGGCTAGCTGTGTGAGTAGCCGGTCTATATTGTCTATCACTGGGTATCCTCTTCCTTTTGTGGGGTGGTGTTGGCTTGTTTGCGGCGGTAGTCTTTGATGACGGTGGCGGAGATGGGGTATCCTGCCTGGGTGAGCTGTTTTGCTAGCCACGAGGCGGGGATGGTTTTGTCGGCGAGAACGTCGGCAGCCTTGTTGCCGTAGCGTTGAATAAGGGTTTCAGTTTTGGTTGCCATGATGTCCTATCGGTTGTGTGGTGGGTTGCCATCCTGTGCGGCAGTCGCCGTCGTGTCCTGGTTTGCGTGTGCACCACGATACGGTTCCGTCTGTGTGGTTGAGTGTTTTGCCGCACATGACGTTTTGGAGATGCTCCGGCAGCTGGTCGGTGTTGCTATCGTCTTGCTCGTCTAGCAAAGTTTTTTGTTGGGTGAAAAACTCGGATACGGTGCCGTTGTGGACTGGGAGTATCCATGTTTTCCATTGTTGTTGCATCCGGGTGTTCCAGTGGAATTGTTTGGCCGCGTTTTCGGCTTGTTTGGCGGTTTTGAAATAGCCTACAATGATCCGCTGGTGGTTGTTGTCTGGCTGGTGTGGCCCTTTCCAGTATTGGGCGGCTACAGCGTACCTGTTGTTGTCTGTGAAGCGCTGCCAGCAGTACTCGATGATGTGCTGTAGTACACTATCGGGAATGTCTTGTGCTTGGTTTTCGTTGAGCCATTCGGCTTCGATGATGCCGTGTATGGCGCGTTTGTCTTTGATGGTGGGTTTGAACGAGATGCTCACAATGCTGGCCTGTCGTCTTGCATGAACTGGTTGAAGGTGTTGTTCCCGGCGTGTTGGGCTTGTGTGATTTGTTGGTCAGTCCAGTCGGGGTGTTGCTGTTTCAGATAGTGCCAGTGGCACGCATTGTAGGTTTCGTCTTGGAGCCGTGTGAGATGGTTTTCGGTGATGATTTGTTTCCACATTGTCCATGACACGTCTAGCCGGTCCAATATTTCTATGGCTGGGATGTTGAATTGGTCAAGGAAGAGGATTTCGTGGGTGTAGTAGTTTTTCTCGTATTGGTCCCATCCGCTTCGGTGCCTGTTGGGCTGGTTTTTGGGGTAGGCTTCCCGGCAGATTTTGTGTAACCGTTTGGCCATGTCGTCGGGTAGCCTGATGTCGGGGTTGGCGCGGATCATGGATCGCATCCCATCGTAGGTGGTGCCCCAGGTGTGCATGATGCGGAGTGGGTCTTCACCGTCGGCCCATTTTTCGGCGATTATGGCGAGGCGTGTGCGTCTCCTGGCTGCCTGGCTGGTGTCGCGCCGGCCGGGGATGGGGCATGTGTCGAGGGGATCCATGATGTTTTATGCCTTTCTTGGTTTGGGTTGTTTGTCTGGTTTTATTGTAGCACTGTGTCTAGTGCTTGTGTCAACCCTGTTTTGCCGGCCTGCAGGTAGGTGTCTGTGACATCCCCCAGGGCGAGGGGCACATGGGTGGCTTGCGGTAATGCTTGGGTTAGGGTTTGGGCCATCTGGTGGCCCGCCTTGTCTGGGTCTGACCAGATGTAGATGTGGTCGTAGCCTTCGAAGAATTTGGTCCAAAAGTTTTGCCACGAGGTTGCGCCGGGTAGGGCTACGGCCGACAATCCGCATTGTTCGAGGATCATGGAGTCGAATTCGCCTTCGCAAATGTGCATTTCGGCTGCCGGGTTGGCCATGGCGGCCATGTTGTAGATGGAGCCTGTGTCTCCTGCCGGGGTTAGGTATTTGGGGTGGTTGTGGGTTTTGCAATCATGCTGGAGTGAGCAGCGGAAACGCATTTTTCGTATTTCGGCTGGGCCGCCCCATGTGGGGTACATGTAGGGGATGGTGATGCACTGGTTGTAGTTTTCGTGGCCTGGTATGGGGTCATTGTCGATGTATCCAAGGTGGTGGTTGCGGGCTGTTTCTTCGCTGATGCCTCTTGCTGAGAGCAGGTCGAGTATGTTTTCGAGGTGGGTTTCGTAGAGGGCTGAGGCCTTCTGGATTCGGCGGCGTTCCGCAATGTTGTATGGGCGTATGCTGTCGTACATTCGGGTTTTCTTCTTCTAATAGTTGTTGTAGTTTGGCGAGTCCGCCTCCGACACCGCATGTGTGGCAGTACCAGACGCCCTTGTCGAGGTTGATGCTCATGGAGGGCTGGTGGTCGTCGTGGAACGGGCAGAGGATGTGTTGCTCGTTCCTGGAAGGATTGTACCGTATCCGGTAGGTGTCGAGGAGGCGGCAGGTGTCAGAGGTGTGGGAGGAGCTCGTTGAGGGTTGATACCACATAGGCTTCGCTCCATGGCTTGTTGCGCTGTTTCATCACTACGAGTCCGATGGTGGAATTGTTTTGTTTGTTTCGGTGTGTTTCGTAGTTGCGTGCCTCCCGGCTGGCTTGTTTCACGAATTCGGCGAGGTGGGGTTGTCCTGCTTTGGCTTCGATCACATAGGTTTTATGGCCGGTTGTGAGGATGAGGTCGCCTTCGTCTTCCCTTCCGTTGAGGTGGAGGCGCTCTATATCATAGCCGGTGTCGCGTAGCTGGTGGAGGAGTCGTGTTTCCCATTCTGCGCCGGCCCGGCGGTTGCGTGACTGTTGTGTCGACATGATAGTCCTTTGTGTGTTGGGGTCATGTTCCATGGCTGTTTTTCGGCGAGTGGCCCGAAGAATGTGTATTCGGGGTAGGCTCTGAGTCTTTCGTATCGGGTTCCGTCTGGGCTGGATTTGCCTGTGCGCTGTTTGAGTACAGCGATGCGTGCCTCGGCGGGGATGGTGAGCCCGTTGCCGTTATCCTCGCCACCATACAGGGAGACTCCCAATATGAGTTGTGGTTTTTCTGAGAGGCCGTTTTTGATTTCCCGCCTAGCCGGGGGGTGTTCTATGTCGGTGCCGGTTTTGTCGGTTGCGTGGTGTGTGACAATAATGGTGGAGCCAGTATCTCTACCTAATGCTGTGATCCATTGCATGGCTTCCTGCTGGGCCTGATAGTCACTCTCGCAGTCTTGAATGTCCATCAGGTTGTCGATAACAATGAGTGGTGGGAAGGTGTTCCACATTTCCATGTAGGCTTGCAGTTCCATGGTGATGTCTGTCCATGTGATGGGTGACTGGAATGAGAATGTGATGTGTTGGCCGTGGTGGATGCTGTCTCGATAGTATTCTGGCCCGTAGTCGTCGATGTTGTGTTGTATCTGGGCGGTGGTGTGTTGGGTGTTGAGTGAGATGATTCGTGTGGAGGCCTCCCAGGGTGTCATGTCCCCTGATATGTAGAGGGCGGGCTGGTTGAGCATTGCTGTGATGAACATGGCTAGCCCGGATTTTTGGCTGCCGGACCGCCCCGCGATCATGACAAGATCCCCTTTGTGAATGTGCATGTCCAGGTTGCGGTAGAGGGGTTCTAGTTGTGGTATGCGGGGCAGTTCGGCGGCTGTTTGGGAGGCTCTCTCGAAGGATCGTTGGAGAGAGAGCATCGGAGCCTTAATCTATCTGTCTATCGGTTGGATGATGTTTTGGTGGTCAGATGGAGTCGATGTCGATGTCAGCATCAGCAGGGGCTGTGGTGTCGTCTAGCTGGCCGTTATCGCGTTTGTCTACGTATTCGGCAACCTTATCGTAGATGGCGTCGTCTAATGGTTTGAGCACGACCGCGTTGAACCCGTTTTTGGTGCGCACGGTGGCTAGTTTGAAGGCCTGCTCCTCGCCAAGGTAGGCTTCGAGGTCGCGGATCATGGAGTGTGGGCGGTCGTTGTTGCCGCGTGCTTTCTCAATAATGGCGTTGGGGATGGTTTCTGGGGTGCCGTTGTTGAGATCGTCTAGGGTGTGGAAGATTGTGACATCAGCGTAGATGCGGTCTGCGGTCTGTCCGCCGTAGCCTTCGGTGTTGTGTTCTACGTCGCGGATTTTGAAGGCGATGGCGGTGGCGTCCTGGTTTCGGGAGGGGTTGAAGAAGGTGCTGTTGCTGTTGTTGCGGTAGTTTGCGAGTCCCATTGTTGTTTCCTTTACTGTTTTGTTGGTTTGTTTGTTGGTTTATCGGGTGAGGCTGTTTCGTTTAGTGCGGAAAGCCTCGGATACGTCACTGTTACTGGTGATGATCTTTTTGTACTGTTTGAGGAGGTCGGCTAGCTGTGCTTTGCTTGTGGCATTGTTAATTTTGTCGATGACGATGTCGTTTCCTTCTGAGGCGATGTTGTCTACGTAGTCTTTGGCGGCCTGGTTGTATCGGTCTTGGAGGATGATGGATGCGCTAGCGATGAGTGTTGCCAGGCCCCAGTTCCTTGCCGCGGAGCTGTTTTTGAGTCCGCCTAGCAGGTCGATGATAGTCTTCTTTACCTGGTCGGCGGTGTCTCCGCGGATGACCGCCCATGGTGCAGCATAGTCTCCGCCGTATTTGAGTGTGACGGTGAATCGGTCGTCGTCTGTGTTGTCGGTCATTTGGTGTCCTTTTCTTTATTGTCTGTTTGGGGTGGCTGTACGGTGGTTTCTATCGGGTATCTGTAGGCGTCTTTCCCGTTGACAGCCCAGCAGGCGTCTCTGACGGGGCAGCCTTTGCAGAGTGCTGTGACGTGGGGTACGAAGATGCCTTCACTGATTCCTTTCATTGCTTGACTATACATGGATGATACATGCAGGTAGGTGTTGTTGTCAAGATCGTACAGTTCGGTGGATGTGCCTTGTGTCGGGGACTTGTCGTCATTGCGTCTGGTGGCTGGCGTCCAAAACATGCCTTTCGTGACATGGATGCCGTGTTGGTTGAGCATGTACCGGTAGGTGTGCAGCTGCATACTGTCGGCGGGTAGGCGTCCGGTTTTGAGGTCCAAAATGAAGGTTTCGCCGGTGTCGGTGTCGGTGAAAACGCGGTCGATGTAGCCGACAATAGTGGTTCCGTCCTGGAGGGTGGTTTCTACCGGGTATTCGATGCCCGGTTTACCGTCCAGGATTGCGGTGATGTATTCTGGGTGGTTGCGCCTCCATGTTTTCCAGCGGTCCACAAAGGTGGGGCCGTACATCATCCACCAGTCGTAGTCTTTCTTGTGGGGCCCGCCCGACTCGCACATGTTTTTGCATATTCTGCCGGAGGGTTTGATGTTTGTGCCTTCGGATTCGGCGAGGGCGACTTGGGTGTCGAAAATGTTTTTGAAGGATGCGAGTTTGTCTGGTAGTGCAGGGTATTCGGCGGGATTGTACAGGTGTAGGTCGTATTGTTCGGTGATGTGGTGTATGGCGCTTCCGGCGATGGTGGCGTACCAGGTGTGGTGTTGGGCGTGGTAGCCGTGTTGGAGGCGCCATTTTTCTCCGCATTCGGCCCACTGGGTGAGTGAACTGTAGGAGATGTGGCCTGGATGGCCGATGGTTTTCGGGTATTGTGCTAGAGGCATTACTTGTCGCCTTTGTGGGTGTTCCATGGGTTGCGGGTGTCTTGGCCGGCGTGGTGTTGCTGGTAGGCGAGGAGTGCGAGGCAGTGCCAGGCTGCATGGGCTAGATGCGGTAGCCCGGATTCATAATCGAGGTTGTTGCCTTGCTGCCATGATAGTAGGTGCCGGTAGAGGGCGTCGACACTGTGGCTCCACGGGTATCCTCCGGTCCAGTTGTTGTCGCCGTATTTGGTGGCACCGTATCCTGCCACGGAGCCTAGATCGTGCAAGGCTGCGGGGTCGATGAGGGATAGCCTGCAGAGTTTCAATTCTTTTTTGGCACCGGTGTTGGGGTCGGTGTACATGCGGGTGGGCTTATCCATGGGTGTGTGCGCCTTTCTAGGGGGTGGGTTACTGGTTGGGGTTGTGGGCTAGGGCTACGGCGAGAATAATGATGGCGAGGGTTTCGGCTATCAGGATGGGTGTTGTGATCATTTAGTGTCTCGGGGATTGTTGGTGAGGGTTGAGGCGCCTAGGAGGGTGGCGAGGGCGCATGCGGCTATGATGGCGAGGGCTGCCTTGTGTGGGGTGCCGGTTGCGTACATCCATGTGATGATGCCGCCTTGGATCCAGGCGAGGCTGGTGAAGAACGTTTCGTAGCTGTGTAGTTCAATGTTGTTGGGTGTGTTCATGCTTGCTCCTGAAGAATGGTGTTGATGGTTGTGTAAATGTTGTACAGGTCGGTTTCGATAGATAACAGTTGGTTGATTTGGTGGTCGAGATCAATGTCTGGGTTGAGGGTGTTGATGCGGGAGGCAATATCGGTGGCTGTGCGTAGTGTGCCGCCGGTGTGGTGAATAATGTGTGCCGTGTCGGCGAGTCCGGTGGTGACAGCGTAGTGGGATAGGAGAGGCATAGCTGGGGGTGCTCCTTGGCGGGTTACTGTTGCGGGTTGATGTTGAGGTCGGTGACGTTGGGGTGGTCTTCTGTTCCGGTGACGAGGCAGTGGACGGTGACGGGTAGTTTGGATGCGCCGGGCTGTTTCGCGGTTGCGCCGTAGACGATGGAGAAGGTGTCTTTACCAATAATTTTGTGGAGTTGGAGGTCGATGTCGGGGTTGCCGTTCCATTTGACGCCTTGCGTGGCGGCTTGCTGTTCGGCTTTGCGGTTGCAGGTGTGTGCCGCGGTGATCATGGTGAGTCCGGTGGCGGTTTCTTCACCCCTTGTTTGGGCTTGCTTGTGGGTTTTGGCTTGTTCGGCTTGTAGGGAGCGGACTGCTGCGGCCTGGCGGGCTTTCTTTTCGGCTTTGCGCTGTTGGACGGTTTTGGGTGTCCATTCGGTGTTGGCTGTGGTGGCCTGTGGGGCTGGCTGTGAGGCGAGTGGCGGGTTGTCGTCGGGTGCTGGCATTAATGAGGCTGCGGCGATGATGGCGGCTGTGATTCCGGCGATGGTGTAGCCTGTTTTCTTGTTCATGACTGTTGTCCCCTTTCCGGGGTGTTGTTCGTTGCTGACATGATTAATCATGGTGTGGGCGGTTCCCCATGTCAAGGCTGCGCTCAACGATTGTGAGCGATCCTTGTGTGGCTAGGGGTTTTATCGGCTGTACAGGGTGAGTAGATGGCCAACATTGATGCGGCTCACATTCCAGTAGAGTTGTGTGGCTTCACCGCCGGTGAGCGGCTTCCACTCGTTGTGGCTGAACACGGTGCCATCGGATGCGATGAATGTGTTGGGGCGTAGCTTGTGGAGTTCGGCTTCCACGCTCTGCCGGTAGGCTTCGGCGAGGCCCTCAAAATCCATGTGGTCGCAGGAGAGGTTTTCGAGGCGTGTCAGGTCGAAGGGTGTGGGGCAGTCGTAGCTGGCGGGGGTGTAGAGCTGGGTGAAGTGGTTGGCGATCTTCTGCATGACGGGTTCCTTTTCTCGTGTGGTGGGTTGATAGTTTTATCGCGTGGCTTCGGCGATGATGGCGTCCACATCGATTGTGTCGATCATGTCGTGGAGTTCCTCAGCCTCATCCGTGGTGAGTGGCTGCCAGTCCTGGGGTCCGTATATGGCACCGTCGAGGGTGACAGTCCACAGGGGCCGGATGAGCCGGACGGCTTCCTCGACTTTGGCACGGTACAGGCGGCAGATGATAGACGTGTGGGTGTTGCCTATGTCACATCCTACCAGGTGTGTGGGGTGGAGTGGGTTGATTTCTGTCTGCCCGTAGAGGCTGGTGAAGGATGGTGTGATGAGTGTGCCATCCATGAGTGTGTGCTCCTTTCGGTGGTTGTGGGGGGTTGTTGTGGTTTCTAGAGTGTGTAGGTTGCGACCTTACTGTCAAGGCTGCGCTCAAACCCAGTGAGCGTTTCATGGGGTGTGGCAGGGTATGTGGCGTATCTCACTTAAGCCTTTATCGCCTCTCTCAGCGCCTCAAATCTTCTAGGGGTAGGATTATGCAGGGTTGACCCTGCTGATCGATTCTAGGGGCCTTCTAGGGCGTCTCAGGGGTATGTCTGGTTGATAGCAGGTGTTGCAGATCATTCGGAAGGTCGAGATGGGCATACATCACGATAGCTGGGGTGCTATATCTGGGCATGTAATCTACACCCTCATACTGTGTGAGATAGGCCACATTCACCTAGTATGGTGTGCCCCCTCGAGGCCACCCTGTCGATCTGGCGTGAAGGGTGTAGCCCAGAAATGCCGTTTAAAGCCTCCCCATGGCGCCTAGGAGCGCCTTGCAGGGTGGGGGCTAGGTATTCATACCCCCAAGCAATTCTGATCGATTCTAGACGCATCCCAGAGCCTGATACACGATCAACCATTCAGACGCAGATCACCAGCCCCTATCCTGGTTAGCTAAGCCTCAACTATGTGGACAGTGTTGGATACTGTGGGGGAAGAAGGACGCGGTAAAAGAAAGAGGGGGGGAGCATCAGCCTTCAAGCCTTAAGGTCTTAGCACTGAGCGCTGAGCACCGAGCCCCTCAAGGGCTCGGCATCAGTCCGAGCAGGCTCAGCCCTGAAAGGGTACACGCCATCAGGGAAGGCTTGAGAGTACGAGGAGCCCTAGCGACGAGTACTCGAAAGCCTGAGGAAACACCCATCGGCACTGATGGGCCTAGCGTGTTCGGAAAGGACACAAGAGTGAAGTGTGACAGCTGTCCGGGAGCGAAACCTGTTCTGACTAGGGGTTTCAGCCTTAACAGCCCTCAAAGGTTACAAGACTCTAAGAAAATTTAAGGAAAAGTTTAGGTTTAATTTTTGGACCTTTACTACCAAAAACACCCGTTTACACCCCTCAAACCCGCCTATAGATCCAAATCCACCAGTTTGACTCATCCCAGGTGGGGTATGATAGGCTGGACAGGTAGCCAGCTGGACGCAAGGCCGAAATCCGCTGACGCGGCTTTCACCCTTACATCCATCAGTCTACCAAAGACTTAAAGACCTAAGGGCTTAGCGCTAAGGTGCTGATAGCTTAGCACCGAGCCCCTCAAGGGCTCGGCATCAGTCTTAAAGCTTTAAACACTTTAAGTAAACTTAAGAGCTTAGCACTTAAAGTTAATTAATAACCTTAAAAGCTTACACACTTAGCACTGAGCCCTTCAAGGCTCAGCATCAGTATAAAGACCTTAACACCTAAGTTAAGTATAAAACCTTAAAGGCTTAGCACTTAAGGATATAAACTTAACATCAGTGTTTAAGACTTTAAAACTTAAAATAACTATTAAGACTTAAAGACTTATAAGCTTTAAACACTTAAAGTTAACCATCAGTCTTAAACTTTAATATTATAACCTATAAGTCTTAAAGCTTATAGGTTATAAAAGTTTTAGAAGAGCTAAGGGGTTAACTTCTTTACTTCTCTTCTCTCTTTGGTTCTTTCTCTCTTCTCTTCTTTTCTTCATCAAGGGAGAAGAGGAACCTTTAACCGTCAACGCTGACAGACTTTTCACCGTGTGTCTCGTGTGCTTCTGGTCGCAAGCTCCCATCGCACACTCCCCACACTCTGGCACCCGTGCCCCTTTCAGGCTTAGCGTGTTCGGCTGAAGGCGTACGGCGTGTCACGCTTAAACCCTTAACACCAGGTAAGACTTAAAGTGTATATTATAAGTAGAAGACTTTAAAACCTTAAGGTGTTCCTGCTGAGCCTGTGTCCTTTAACGCTAGGCGCTAAGCTGTGAAACGCGAACACCCATCCACCCCCATTTTTCTTTCGTGTCCTTCTCTTTTTGACACAGCTGGGGGGCGATGTGATATTTTTCACATGCCAGGGGGGTAGTGGAGAAAACAAACACCCCGGCACAAACAGAACACCCCCTCAAACGAACAAAACGCCCCCCATAATCGATGAGCAGGGCAAGGGCAAGGTATTCATACCCCCAACGGTTCCCAGGCCGCTAGAGAGGCACATAAGACCCGTACAGGGCTAGGCGAGGAACAGACACATCATGGCACGCACCAACCGCACCGCATCATCAGCCCACCGGCGCTGGCGGGCAAGACTCATCACCCAAGCCCGACAACAAGGCCAAACCGAATGCCCACTCTGCGGAGCAACCATCACCTGGAACACCCATGACCTGCCAACAAGCCCCGAAGCCGACCACATCACACCCGTCAGCAGGGGAGGACTCAACACCCTCGACAACGGGCAAATCATCTGCAGAACATGCAACAGAAGCAAAGGCAACAGAACACAACCAAACATCAAATTCCAACAACAAACCACAAAAAACCTTGTTTCATGGTGACAAACCCGCCAACCCCCACCGGGGACACCCCCTGCACACCCGTGCAAGACC